ACACTAATGACTCTAGCAGAAGAACTTTTTAATATTCTAAAAGGTGCAAACCTAAAACTTCGTCTGTTTGACACAAACGGACAAAAGACACTGGACGAGGATCAAGCAGCACGTCTTTATGCGTATGAAGATGACATGCTTGTAACAATTCGTATGAACGAGGACAACAGTGCAGAAGTTGTTGTACAGGTTGGTACAGATTTTAAATATGAATCACATAAAAAGATGCTGGATCAAATCAAGCAAGTTGCACATAATCACATGTCAGAATACAACATTAGAAAATTCAGCAAGCAAATTGCTCCAAAAGACTTCGCACACGATGTAGTGGCAGAAGGCTATAGCAAAGCACATGGTACAATTAAAACCAGTTACATCAATCTGCCAGAGGCAAGAATCGTAATTAAACACTCTAAGGGGGTGAATGAAGAAGTACGTGGTTCACGCTCACGCAATATTAAATCGTTATTTGTTGAGAATTCAGCAGGCGAGCGTTTTGCATTTCCACACAGATACCTGCAGGGTGCTAAAGCTATGGCTAAACATGTAAGCATGGGTGGTACACCGTACGATGCAATCGGTGAGTCAATCCTTAATACATGTAAAGAGATTGTAGAATGCAACCAGTTCTTAAGACATGTGAGAACTAACAAACTGGTTAACGAAGGCAACGAAAATGTTGTTGAAGCAGTTCGTAGCAAACTACAAGAAATGAAGAATACTATACGCAGTCTGCAAACTTCACGAGGTTATAACGCATATGAGGTTTCTGCAATAGTGGAAGAAGAAAATTCGGTTGACGTAGCAGGAAAGTTCCTATACAATACATTTGAAACTGCGGATATGGACGCAGTTCTTTCAACAGTTGCACGTATCGTTAAAGAGAGAGATAGCATGGCAGACATGAACAAAGAAAAAGTTGTAGCACTATATAATATGATCAAGTCAGGCGCAGATTTCAAAATGAACATTGATGCAAACGACCCAGAGCATCCAGACAACGAAGATCAGAGCAAGTACAGTGGTTCACAAGGACCAATGGCTAAACTGAGTTCAATGCTATCTTTCTTGGCTAAATCAACTAAGAATGATGAAGCGTTTAACCACCTAGCACATCTGTCTAGTGTGGTACATGATTTGCCACGAGATCAGCTAATGGCTGTGGCAAAAATGGTTAACTTCCTAGCTAACCATGCAGATAAAGCTGCAAAACAAGAAGCAGTAGGCGAGAACATTGCTGAATCAGCAACTACAAACCTACGCAGAAAAATTTCTTAAATTTTTCAAAATATTGCTTGACAGTGAGCAATTAAAATTATACACTGTATAGGCTAACAAAGGCAAAGTGTACATTAGTATGCAAAGGCAAAACAAAACTAACAAAGGCTAATATAGGAGAAACATTATGGCTACTTTGGCAGAAATTCGTGCTAAACTACAAGCACAAGAAGCGGGTGCTCAACGCACTCAATCATCAGGTGGCGGTGATAACGCTATCTTTGCGCACTGGAATATTCCAGAAGGTACAAGCGCAACACTACGATTCCTCCCAGACGCAGACGACACTAATACGTTCTTTTGGAAAGAGCGTCAAATGATCCGTTTGACTTTCCCTGGTGTGAAGGGTCAAGACGAAACAAAACCAGTAACAGTACAAGTTCCTTGTGTGGAAATGTGGGGCGAGCAATGTCCCGTACACGCTGAAATCCGTCCTTGGTTTAAAGATCCATCAATGGAAGAAATGGGTCGCAAGTATTGGAAAAAGCGTTCATACATTTTCCAAGGTTTTGTAGCACAAAGCGATATGCAAGAAGATTCAGTTCCAGAGAATCCTATTCGACGCTTTGTAATCTCTCCGCAGATTTATAAAATTATTTCTAGCGCACTTATGGATCCTGAGTTCCAAGAGATCCCTACTGACTATGAAGCAGGCACTGACTTTAAGATTGTAAAATCTACAAAAGGTCAATATGCAGACTATTCAACTTCTAATTGGGCACGCCGTGAGCGTAGCTTGGATCAAGCAGAACGTGATGCAATCGCAACACATGGTCTGTTTAATCTAAATGACTTCCTTCCTAAGAAGCCTAATGCAGAAGAACTAAATGCTATCTTTGAGATGTTTGAAGCATCAGTAGATGGTCAGTTGTATGACGTAGAACGCTTTGGCGCATACTATCGTCCATACGGTGTTGAAGCACCATCAGGCGCAAGCGCACCTGTAGCAGCTCCTGCACCAACAGCGGCACCAGCACCAGCTCCTGTAGCTGAAACTGCTCCTGCTCCTGTAGCTGAACCAGCTCCTGTAGCTGACCCTGCTCCAGCACCTCAAGCTGAGCCAGCAATGGCAACAGCAGATGGCGACGATCAGCCAAGTGCATCAGATATCCTTGCAGCAATTCGCGCACGTAAGGGCTAAATTATAAAAAAGGAGATTGCAGATGGCAAGACCATTTGACGTAAGCAAGTTCCGTAAAAGCATCACTAAGTCCGTTCCTGGGCTTAGTGTAGGCTTTAATGATCCAGATACATGGATCTCAACGGGCAATTATACACTTAACAAACTAATCAGCGGCGACTTTAACAAGGGCGTACCTCTTGGTAAAGTAACAGTGCTTGCTGGTGAATCAGGTGCGGGTAAATCATATATTGCTTCAGGCAACATTGTGAAACACGCACAAGATCAAGGTATTTTTGTTGTACTAATTGACAGTGAAAATGCACTTGATGAAAAATGGCTACATGCATTGGATGTTGACACTAGTGAAGAAAAACTTCTAAAACTGAATATGTCAATGATTGATGATGTAGCAAAAACAGTATCAGACTTTATGAAAGACTACAAAGCAGAATATGCTGACAAAGATGCAGAAGAGCGTCCTAAGGTGTTGTTTGTAGTTGATTCATTGGGTATGCTACTTACTCCAACAGATGTTGATCAGTTTACAAAAGGTGATATGAAAGGTGATATGGGTCGTAAGCCTAAAGCACTGACAGCACTTGTGCGTAACACTGTAAACATGTTTGGAGAATACAATGTAGGCATGTTGTGTACTAACCACACATACGCTTCACAAGACATGTTTGATCCTGATGACAAGATCTCAGGCGGACAAGGTTTTATTTACGCAAGTTCAATTGTTATTGCAATGCGTAAGCTGAAGCTGAAAGTGGATGCAGATGGTAACAAAACATCGCAAGTACATGGTATCCGTGCCGCATGTAAGGTAATGAAAACACGCTATGCAAAACCATTTGAAAGTGTGCAAGTAGAAATTCCTTACGAAACAGGTATGAGCCCATACAGTGGATTAACTGAGTTCTTTGAAGCTAAAGGTGCATTGAAGAAGTCTGGTACACGACTTGAATATACAAGTCCTGTAACAGGTGAAGTTATTACACAGTTCCGCAAAGTCTGGGATCGTAACGACAACGGCTGTCTCGATCTAATCATGGAAGAATGGGACAAGCAACCTGAAGAAGTTCAGGACGCAATGGGCGAAGAGCAAATTGCACAAGCTGAAATGGAGGAAACAGTCAATGAATCCTAGTGATGGTGATTTTGAGTTTTTATTTGGCATGTATGATGCAGCAACAGAACTACTTCCTGAAAAGGAACGTGCGCAGTTTGCTGAAGATGTAATTGATGTTATGTTGGATAATGGCATTGAACTAAAACATTATGTGAAAGAAATCTCAGACCATTGTGAGTATCTCAGTGACGCTATTGACGCACATTTTGAACAGGAAGAAGAAGACGAAGACCTTTTTGAAGATTTCAATGAGGACGACTACGAGGACTGGGAATAAATGAGTGTCTGGTATAGCAAAGTAACTGCTAACATGGGGGAGATAGTTAACGCTATCTCCCACTTTGAGCAAGAAATTGATCAAGCAAAATACGAGTGTGGTATGAAAGGTAACTTGGAAAAGCAAAGCCGTGACATGCCTGGTATTGTTGAGCATCGTTTCAATCAGTTACAAGAAGTAGAAGCAATACTGGAATTCCTTAACACAGAAATGCGTAAATTACGCAGTAAAACATTCCGTAAATATTTAGAAAATTACAACAGAGCATTGTCAAGCCGTGACGCAGAAAAGTTTGTGGATGGCGAAGATGACGTTGTAAATCTCCAATATGTTATCAATGATTTTAGTCTAGTCCGTAACAAGTTTATTGGAGTCATTAAAGCACTGGAAGCCAAACAGTTTCAAATAAACAACATCGTTAAGCTACGTGCAGCAGGACTAGAAGATATTTCCCTCTAAAATTTTTTTAAGAAAACACTTGACAAGTAAGACATCTTACACTATATTAGTAGAGTAAGTTGAGCTAAGGAGCGAGTTATGCGTATTCAAGATTCAAGCACAATTGATATTGTTGCAGCGGCAATTATCGTGTACAACGATCAGGGCTTTGTAAAAAGCGGTTATGGACATTATGAGTACGATGATGACGGCAAAATCGTCCGTGAAGTAAAAGACAACAAAAGCATGATCTCAGAAATGATTGTAAGCGGACGTACTTTTACAGACGAAGAGCTGCAAGCGGCTAATGAACTGTCAGACAGTATCAATGGTAAAATGATGCTTAAGAAACTGACAGGTCAACTCAACAACTTTGAAGCAAATGTAGTGAAAGCACTCAGTGAAGCACCAAACAACTTTGCTGTGAGTATTATTGCAAGTTTGCCACACAGTATTGCAGTAGACAAGAAACGTGAGGCTGTAAATGATCGCATGTCGCAACTCAAACACAGTAGTCAATTCTTTGGCGAAAAGGGCAATCGCTATGATATCAATGTAGAGATTGTAGATGTCAAGTACATTCAAACATCTAGTGTATACATGATCACAGGTGTGTATGCAGGTAAAGACATTGTTAAGTTTTGGTGGCGTGATCAGCCAGATGTTAGCGACATCATTACTGGCAAAACAATTGGTATCCGTGGTACGGTAAACAAGCACGAAAAAAGCCGCTACAGTGATGCAAAAGAAACAATGTTGAATCGTGTAAAAATTACAAAAATCATTAAATAAATGGTTGACAGGTAAGATGTCTTACTGTATTGTATAAGAGTAAGTTAAGAAAGTTAGGAGACTTCAAATGGCAAAAGCAATGGCACTTAAAACAACTAAAAAACGTGGACGTCCTGCAAAAGCAGAAACACTTATCAGTGTTGTAGATGACGCAGTAGATAACCCTAACGAGACAGATGAGCAGATTATTGAACGTACACGTGAGCGTTTTCAAATCTTAGAAGATATGACACAAGCATCAATTGACGGTGTTGTACGTGGTATGGTTGTTACAGGACCTCCAGGTGTTGGCAAGTCATTTGGCGTAGAACTTGTACTTGAGAAAAACAACTTGTTTGACAAAATTGCAGGCAAAAAACTGCGTTTTGGTATTGAGAAAGGTGCTGCATCAGCTATTGGTTTGTACAAGTTGCTGTACAACTATGCAGACAAAGGCAACGTGCTTGTGCTAGATGATTGCGATACTGTGCTGTATGATGAGACAAGTTTGAACTTGCTTAAAGCTGCACTAGACTCAAGCAAGAAGCGTAAGATCTCGTGGAACACAGACAGTGCGCTACTGCGCCGTGAAGGTATTCCAGATACATTTGAGTTTAAAGGTTCAGTTATCTTTATCACTAACTTGAAGTTTGACAAGGTACGTGGTAAGCTGAAAGATCACTTGGATGCTATTATGTCACGTTGTCACTATCTTGACTTGACACTGGATACTACACGTGAGAAGATGCTACGTTGTAAGCAGATTGTTGCAGACGGTATGCTTAATGAATACGGCTTTAGCAAAGAAGAACAAACAGAAGTTATTGACTTCATGTTTGAGAACAAAGATCGTATGCGTGAGATCAGCTTGCGTATGGTAACTAAGCTGGCAGACTTGAAAAAGTCAATGAGCGAACGTTGGAAGCGTATGGCAGAATGTACATGTATGGTGCGAGGCTAACGCAACAAATAAAACAAAAAGCCCCGCAAGGCTGTCTCTTA